TGACGAACTGCTTGCCTGCCTTGGTGCCCTCGCGCTTGGCCTTGGTGGTGGCCGCATACTCAGCCGATGACAAAGCCTTGATGGCTTTTTCGGGCAGGTAGCGCTCACCGGTCTCGCTCGACGGCTTGCCGGACTTGGTGCGCCACTTTTGCGCGCCCCAGTCCTTCAGGCTTTTTTGCGGAGCTTTCATTTGTAGCCTCCGCCTTTTTTCTTGTACTCCACCGCCAGCAATTGGGCCTTTCTCGCGCTCCACTCGCCCGGATCGCCGCCCTTTGTCCCTGCCTTGATTTTCTCAAACAGGTTCTTGCGCATGGTTGGCTTTGTGTAGTTGCCAGCCGCATTGACCGAGGATTTGGGCTTGGTAGCCATCATGCACTCACGGCTTTAATCACAGCAAAGTTGAAAACAGGCTGCTCGGTTGTTGTACCGCCAGTGGTGCGAAATGTAATGTTAAAACTTCCAGCAGCCACTGCGGTCACCATCAAGTCGTAAAGGTCAGTTCCTGACTTTTGATTGAGAATGATGACATCGGTTGCTGCCACGGTGCTGTTGGTCACTGTAAAGGTTGCCGCGGTCGTTGTGCCTGCAGCGCTGAATAAAGTAATTGCACCAGCGGTTTTGTTCAATGTCACGCTGGTAGTGCGGCTGGTTAGTTGAGTTACAGCACCACCAGCGCCCGTTACATACCCTACACCTGCTGTTCCAGATGATGTGACTGCACCTGTCACCGCCAGGCTTGTTCCTGTAGCTGCACCGATGACTGGTGTCACTAATGTGGGGGTGCTGGCAAACACTGCCGCACCAGTGCCTGTTTCATCGGTCAGTGCAGCAGCCAGATTTGCACTCGTTGGCGTTGCTAAAAATGTTGCAACGTTCGCAGCCAAACCGGAAACTCCGGTTGCTATTGGCAAGCCCGTGCAATTGGTCAATGTCCCCGAGGTCGGTACACCCAGAATCGGCGTTACCAAGGTCGGACTGGTGTTGAACACCAACAGACCCGTGCCGGTCTCATCAGTCATTGCCGCCCGTAGGTTGGCGCTGGATGGCGTTGCCAAGAAAGCCTGCATGCCAGCCGCATAAACTGTCTCGGCATTGATCTGATACCAAGAGTTTGTCGGCTGATAAAACCTGATTGCCGTTGCAGTGCCTGCGCCTAAAAATGTCACGCCACCAAAAATTGCCGATGCGCCGTTCAGCGCAATCGTCAGAGAGGTGATCTCTTGCGTGGTGGTGATCAGCACCGTAGTGCCATCAGGCACGCCAGTGTTTAGCGGCAGGGTGATCGTGCCAGTGGCCAGTGTGCCAGCAGGCTGCAGCAGCATCCACTGGTCATTGCTGACAGGAGTCGGAACGGTGATATTGAAACCAGAGCCAGGCACATAGAGATTTGTCGACAGCGTTGGGCTGGCAAATGTCTGCTGAAAATACTGCAGCAGCGCATTGACCGACATGCGCCGAGCATCGCCGTTGTTTGGGGTGTAGACGGGAATCTGGTCGCCAGGTGAGACCTGACCGATGACGGGTAGTTGATTGATTGATGGCATGATGGTCCTTAGTTGTATGTCAGTGGCCCATCAGGGCCAGCGTCCACTGGGTTGTAAGGCGGTCTGATGAACGGATTGTCGTAAACGCGCCAGGGCTTGTTGCCTGCGCCTGCTGGCATGGTAGCTGGCAGTTGCTGCTCCAGCGGGAACGTGGCGCGCTGCAGCAGGGTGTCGTAGCCTTGCTTGCCGGTGGCCTTGGTCTCGGGCATCACCACCTTGCCGTAGCTTGGAGCCAAGCGCACAGCCAAGTTGCAGATGATGGCCTCATAGGCCGAGTCGGGGACGTTGGTTTGCTCATCGATGCCGCCGTCTTGGGGGCTGGACGGGATCGGGTAGCCCAGCCGGATGCCCTTGCCGTTCCAGTCGGCCATCATGGCATCGAGCCTGCGCCTGGCAGTCTCAAGTTGCTCAGGCTGAAGATCAAAGGCATAGGACGCAAGGCCGATCTCTTCGAACGCTGCGCTGATAAATTGGCGCTTGCTGTAACCCATGCTAGGCTCCTTGTGCCAGTGCTGTGGCGATCAAGCCACTTAGCTTTTTGTCTGTGGTGCGACCGTTGAACGGGATGCCCAGATCGGTGGCCTTGGCCTGCAGCTCGTCGCGTGTCGGTGGTGCATCGTCCTGTGGTGCATTTTGCACCTCAATGATCGGGGCATTCATGGGCGATGGAAAACAAACCTTTGAGGCTTTGCGCTCAATGGTTTGCTGCTTTTTAAAGCGTCGTTTTTGCAGCCGCAACTCTTTCCACGGGGCAAGAGTCTTGTCTTTTATGATAGCGGCTGACTTGATCATTTCATCTTCTTCATCGGTGCTTTGCTGGGCTTGCCTGCGGCTTTCGCTGCTTTGCTTGCCACGTTCAAAGACATTGCCACGGCTTGCTTTTGGGGCTTGCCTGACTTCATTTCCATTTTGATATTCTTGGAAACGGTCTTGTCTGAATAACCTTTTTTCATTGGCATTTTGCTCTCCATGTAAAACAGGCCAACATCTCTGCTGGCCTGCTGGGTTTAACCGCCGATACGGTAGACGACAAAGGTGTCAGCCGCAGTCTTACGGCAACGGAAACGTGCAGATGCACCAGCCGTAGCCGCAGTTGCAGCAGAACCAACAATGGTCACATTTGTGTTGACAGTCAAAGTCAAAGCATATGCAGCCAAAGTGATGACGCTGAAATCAAACGAATCACCGACAGCCCACTCAGTTGCCAGATCAAGGTTTGCACCTGTTGGCAATTGAATGTCACGGCTTGCCGTAGGCGTTGCAGTGATGATGCCGGTCAGCACGTTGGCAGCAGTTGCCACCATCGAACCACCATCAGCAATGTTGGCTGGCGCACCTTGAGGTTGCCAGTTGCCATTGTTGCTGATGTCAGGTGAAACGCCAACTGAGTAGTACGCACCCGATGCACCGGCTTGAATGGTCACGCTGGTGGCATTGGTAAATGCGCTCGACACGTAGGTGGTGTTCTCGACCGTAGTCAGCAAATCCTGCGAATCAGGAAAGTTGGGGAAACCAACTTCCTGAAACACAAGTGCTGGTGAATACGCCTGCACAGCGATTTTCTCGCCTGCTGGCACAGTGACGGTGGCCGTGCCTTGGGTAAAAATTACGTTATAGCTCATGATGTGACTCCTTATGCTTGACCGAAGAGCAAAATGCCAGACATTTCTGGCTGCTTATTGACCACACCAAACAAAGTGTCAAGACGATACTTGGTTTTCATAGTGTTGACATCGTACTGCTTTTGCATCACCAGCTCGATGCCTTGGTCGGTGCTTGCGCGCATCACTGCGACACCAGCGTCCGAAGGCACTGCGTAACGGCCAGGCAGGATCTCCAGCGCATCTTTCTGCCAGAAGCAGTTGATGGGTGCTGCAGCCACGTTCAGGCGCGTGATGGTGCGGCCAGAGGCTGCAGTCACGATGACGTTTTGGTATTGCAACTCAGCGTCAGTGCCACCCTGTGCCGAGATAATCGGAGGGGTGATAACGCAGGTCGTGGCATTGATCACTTGCACCACACGGAAGGTCTTGGAAAAACCAGTACCCTGTTTGGTGATGTGATGCACAGCCTCGACGCCTTGAATCTGGATTGGCGTGCCTGCTGGCAAGTCGGTGGTGCTAGAGACCGTGATGGTCTGAAAGCGGTTGTCCACGTTCTGGGTCTCGCCGGTGGCAGCAGTCTGGGTTGCTTGTGGCACGTAGTAGTTGCCAGCCGCAGCCAAGGTGCTCATCGTCGGGTCTGAACCAGTGCGAGCCGCAATGCGGTTTGCATAGTCCAGCTTGTAGGTGTCAAAGCCTGCAACCATGCCGACGAACGAGCGCTCGAAAGCGTTGTTCGACTTGCTGCCTGCAAAGCTTCGAGACACCGATGCACCACCAGCGCCACCAGCAATGTTGCCTGCAATGCCGTTGTAGTCGCGTGACGACAGGGCCAGGTAACGATCAAAGGCTTGGACGCCCTGCTCGTTCATGATCGAGTCGCACAGTGCGATGTCGTCGTAGTCACCAGCAGCGGTGTTCACGGTCACGACCAGCGAGCCTTGGGCTGCGGCCACGTTCATGATGGCGATGTTGATGTCGGAGGCCAGCTTTTGCTTTGCAGCTTCGCCCAGGCGACCTTCTTGCAAGGCATCACGCAGTTCGAGCGCGTCCAAGATGAAAGGCACGGACTTTTGAAAGCCGAGCGTTGCAGGGACGGAGAGCTGGGTGTAAGCCGTGAAGTTGCCGGTCTGGTCCATGCCATCGTACGACTGTGCGATGTAGGGCTGGG